TAGGAAACCAATCGTTTTCTGTTGGTTGTTCTACAATTGTTGCTTCTAAGTGAATTCTTCCAGTAAAGTTACTTACATGGAAACTCATTGTATGTAAACCGTCAGCAAATCCATAGTAACCATCACCTTTTACAGGGTCACTTGTATATGTAAGTTCGTTTTTATTTGTTAGAACTATGTTAGAACTAGCCATTAATAATCTCCTTTAATCTTACAAGTATTTATCAATTATCGAGTTCTTGAAGCGTGATACAGGTTTCCATAGTCATTTTAAGCATATCACTGTATGCTAACTTGTATAACATCATAGTTTCTTCACTGTTTGTGAATATAGTGGGTGGTTGTGCTAATCTATTGACTGTTCCAAAATAGGAACCATATGAGGTGGATACAACTCTATTTTCACCTTTAGGAAAGTGTTCATATACCCAATGAATCATCTTTATGCTTTCTTCACGACTAGTATTCCTATCCCAATTATGCCATGCAGATATTTTATGCTTGTATCTGTTAAACCATAACTTGTTGCGGATAACTACTTTTCTGTCACGCTTATGTAATAGTTCTCTGTGTGTCTCATTTAATGGTTGCGTTATTTCTTCTACTTCGAAGTTATCTAACACATCTTGTACAATTTCTGTATTTGATGTGTATAAGTTACAATCATATTCATGCTTGCTTCTGTATATTTTTACTACTCTGTATTGTAGTCTTGCTCGAGAATCAAATTTATCATATTTGAAATGAAAGTTGCGTGGTATTTTTACTATTTTAAGTCGTGTATCAAAGTATCTATAAAATACAGTTTCTGTGGGCAGTACTGTTATATTATTTTCCATTAATAGTTAGTGCGTCTTTTTTCCAGTCTAAATCTAATGTAAAGTCTTTGTTATGATCTAGTAAATGTTTTGCTAACGGAAGTTTAACACTTTCATTAATTAATCTTGCAAGTGGCCTTGCACCCATTGTAGGATCATATCCTTTGTCTTCTAGCATTGCTAATAGCTCGGGTCCCCAATTAATTACAATGTGTCTGCCTTCCACATATGTTTCAAGCTCACCTAAGAACTTAATAACAATACGCTTCATATCGTTTCTTGTTAAAGAATTAAACTTAACAATACCGTCTAGTCTGTTACGGAACTCTGGTGCAAAGTAATTGTTTACTGCGTCATCTACTGCTTTTGCATTATATGTTTCTTCATTAAAGCCAATACTTTTAACTGCCGCGTCTCTGGCTCCAAGGTTACTAGTCATAATAACAATAGCGTTCTTGGCACTTACTACTTTACCTGTACTTGATGTAATTGTACCTTCATCTAATAAACTTAATAATACGCTCATTAAATCTGGGTGTGCTTTTTCTACTTCGTCTAATAATAGTACACAATTTGGATTATCTTCTAATTGATTAATAAGTAAACCATCACCTGCTTTACCATCACCATGTCCTACATATCCTGGAGGTGAACCAATTAGTTTTGATACTGTGTGGCGCTCTTGATATTCTGCCATATCGTATCTACATAGTTTCATGCTCATTGACTGTGCTAAACGTTTGGCAAGTTCTGTTTTACCAACACCTGTTGGTCCTGTAAGTAGATAACTTCCAATAGGTTTAATAGGATCTTTAAGTCCTGCCATACTAACTGTAATACTATCAACTACACAATCAATTGCTGATTGTTGCCCAAATACTGTGCTTTCTAAAAACTCTCTAACTTCTGAGTGCTTTTTATTTGTTGCTTCATCTTCTGCTTTTCCTAAATGTTCTTTTGGAATGCCAGTTAGTCTTGCCACCTCTGCTTTAATTTCATCTTCGCCTAATATGTCTAAGCGTTCTTCAACTGGTAATATTTTATTAAATGCACATGCTCTATCAATAATATCAAATGCTTTGTCTGGTAGTTTTTTATTAAAAATATATTGGTTACTTAATTCTACTGAAAGATCTGCTGCTTCTGGTCTAATAGTAACATCATGAAATGCTTCATATGATATTAAAGAGTTATATACAACTTCTTTTGCGTCTTTTGTGTTAGGTTCGTCTACTACAACTTTTGTAAACCTACGTGCTAGTGCTGTTTCTTTTTCAAATACTTTTCTATATTCTTCATCTGTTGTAGCACCTATTACTTTTAGTTTACCATTGCTTAATGCCGGCTTTAACATATTACCTGCGTCCATAGTACCATTTGTACTGCCTGCACCAATAATTGTATGTATTTCGTCTACAAATAAAATAATATTAGGTTCTTGTATTAGTGCTTCGCCTAATTGTTTCATACGTTCTTCAAAGTCGCCTCTGTATTTTGTACCAGCAACTAACTTAGTCATATCTAATTCCCATACAACTTTATCTTTAATAATATCAGGAACATTTCCTTCAACTATAAGTTTTGCTAGTCCTTGTACGACTGCTGTTTTACCAACACCACTACCACCAGTTAGAATAGCATTAGATTTTTTCTTACGTGCAACTGTTTGTACTAATTCTTTTAATTCATGTCTGCGACCAATTAAATCATCATATTCATCATATGCTTCATTCATGTTAGTACAAAACTGTGCTAATACATCTCTAGGTGTCATTGCACCTTGAGGTCTACGAGGATCACCTAATCCATCAACTGGGCCAAATATTTGCTCATTTTCTTGTGCTTGTGTTTCTTGCATCCATTTTATAACTTTATTTTTACTAAGACCTAACTGTTCTGCGTACTGTGCCGCTATACTATTTTCTTCACCTAGTATACTTAATACTAAATCTAGTTGGTTAAGATGTTTCTTACCTTGAAATAATGCTTGTGTTAATGCTCTATTAAATACTCGTTCAAGCATTTGTGTTTTAAAAGGGTTTGGTTCTTGAGCATCATTCTTAACTAATTCAACACATTCTTTTTCTAAATATTCTACTAATGCAATTTGCAAACTTTCAAAATCTGCATTTACTTCAAAACACATTGCTTGCACTTGTGGATCATCTAATATAACTGCGGCTATATGTTCTATTGTTACATATTCGTGTTTTAATTTTTTTGCTAAATTGATAGCAGTTATTACAATTTTTTCAATATCAGTCATTTGTCCTTAACCTCGTTATAAATTCTTCCATGTTAGTACTATTTAAGTAAGGTATGTCCACCTTTATATGTATCCTTAAATTTCCTTTTCTTTTGCTCTTTCTGTTGTATAACCCATGTCCCTTTAGCACTATTATACTTCCTGTTACTGTGTCCGTTGGAATATCAATTTCACAACGCTCACCTGTTGGTGTTATTATCATAAATGAATTTAGTTTCATTACATCAATAACATCTAATGTCTTATACATTATAATATTATTTCCTGATCTTGTAAAGACTTTATTTGCCTTTTCTTTTACATTTATTATATATTTCTTTCTTTTATCGGTTACTTTGAATTTATCACCTACTAATACACCAGCTGGAATGTTTACTTTTAAATATAAATCATCAATTTGAATATAATCATTTATTCCATTAATTTGTTGTTCTATTGTTAATGCTAAATCTACCATTTGTACATCTGGTGATTTTACAATAGGAATATGTTTCTTTTCTGTTATATTATCGTATGCATCACTTATAGCCAACCAGTCGGCGATAGTACCGCCCTTGTCTGGATGATTTTTTAGAGCTAATTTTTTGTATGCTGTTTTGACCTCTTTTAATGTAGCACCTGGTTCTAGGCCAAGAATAAACCAAGGGTTGTTCATTTTCTTCATCGTAGTATTTATTGACATTATGAAGAGCCTTAAACGTTAGTGTTTTTAATTAAGAAATTTGTCGAGTATTCCTGTTTTTTCAACAGGAACTTGTAGTGTTTTACTGTTGTGGTCATCTATATTTTTTTCTGTTTGTTCGTAATATTCTTTGTATGCTTCAATAATTGCTTTTTGTTCTGATAACAATTTAATTACATCTGCCATATTTAATGCAAGTTGCTCGTAGCCTTCTGTTGTTAATGCATATATAACTACAGGTTCGCCATCTTCTTTTAACTTATCAAATATTGTTCCTAATGCTTCTGGTGTAATAATATCCCAATCAGCATCTCTTAATTCTAGTGTGCCTGCGGCAGGTAATACTAGTGCTGGTTTTTCAATAGGTTCTGCTTTGTATGAAATTACCTGTGGTGCAGTTGCACAACTACTTAGGAATATAGTTAGGATTAGCAATGCCAGGACATTCAGTATTGGCTTTTGATTTTTGTGTAACATTGATTTCTTTCTCCGTTAATGGTGAACCGCTTAGTATCTCTATACATCTTGCTACGTTGTTGCTGGCTTTGTCAATTATTTTTTCAACTAATCCAGGTCTTGCTTGTGCAAGTTGACCTAAGTCATGTTCGCTTAGTTTTTCTTCAAGTGTATCAACACGTGATTGTGCTGATGCAAATTCTTTGCTTACTTCATTATATTGTTTTTGTACTTCTGCTAGATCTTTTTGTACTGATTCAAATGCTGCCTCAGATGCAGCAGCGGCCTGTTCAGCATTCGCGGCATTTGTAGCATATACACGAATCTGTTCTTGTGTGTATGTGTAATACTTCCACGCACCAAACCCAACGGCACCTATTACCGCGGTCAGGATAAGAAGTAATTTTAATTTTCCTAAGATCATAATATTAATACTTGTTTAAAAATTTAATGCGTTCCGATATTTCTTGTGCCTTTGGGTTAGTGGCCATTTCATAATCGTAACTACTTGAGTATACACTACTTTCAAAGTTTTGTCTATTCCAATTTGAAGGCATGTCGCTCTTATATGCATTAAACATAAAGTTGTTTGCTGATTCGTCTATACGAGTAATATCTTTTAGGATAGCATCAATTGAATCAAATAACTTACTGTTTCGTTGTAACTCAACAAAAACTTTGTAATTTCCGTCTTTGTTTGGACCTGGTGATACGTCTACATCTATTGTATCATGTCCTGTTTCTATAAATTGGCTTAAATCTTTTGCTGGGTCGGCATCTTTGACTTCAAATGCTAATACTACAACATTCTTATCATCGCCTATTTTACTTTTGTATTGATCTACACTAAATGTTGATTGTACTAAATCTATTAAATCATTGTTTTGTATGCTCATAAGTCTAATCCCTCATCTGCCGCAGATATTTCATCTGTGTATGCTTGTTCAACTGCGTTACTGTTAATATCTTGATCATCAACACGCAATCTAGCTGCTTCTACATCATTCATATATTTTCTAGGCATTACTATTGTTACTAACCAAATAGGCTTAATAACTCTTTTAGCACGTGATTGGCCTGGTCTTTTACCGTCCGCTCCGTCTGGTCCCTCACTGTCGTCTGGACTTTTTAGTTTTGCAGCCGTAATATATTCTTCTTCCGCATAATATACCTTACAACCATTTCTTGTTAATCTCATTGCACCTTCTGGATCTGGCATTTGATTTTTATAATACATTAATGTAACTGTTACCCAGTATCTATCAATATGTGGACCTTCGACAATTTCGCCTTCCATCCAGTTTTTATATGCATAAATGTTGGCAGTATCCATTACACGTTCAAAGTCCATTAGTGTTTCTAATGCACTATCTCTACTAGTGTTTGCTCTTAGGTTGTTTAAAATATAATTTTGATCCATTGTGAATTTCCTTTAATATATACTTATTTATGACAGTTAGTTCTTAGTGTCTACCTTTTTATTCTTTTTATACTAAGTTAACTTATTCGTTAAACTATTAAATACTTATGAGCAGGCAGTAAAGGGCCCAACATCCAAATAGGAGAACACATGGCTAAACGAGCTCGAAAAACCAAAAAACAACAATATCAACAAGAACATTCACAGGATAAGATAGTCCAACTTAACGCACACAGAAAAAGACACGTACAAATTGTACCACGAAATCTTGCACAAGAAGATTATGTGGAACTTCTTGACGATGAAAAACGTAACATTGTGTTTGCAATGGGGCCTGCTGGTACAGGTAAAACATTGCTAGGCGTGTTAGCGGCTATTGACGCATACAATTCAAACTTATGTAGTAAAATTGTAATTACACGACCTGCTGTCAGTGTTGATGAACAACATGGATTTCTACCAGGAACACTAGTAGAAAAAATGGCACCATGGACAAGACCTATATTTGACGTAATGGAAGAATATTGGTCACCAAGCACAATCGAACATATGATTAATGAGAACATTATCGAGATTGCACCACTGGCATATATGCGTGGTAGAACTTTTAAGAATTCTTGGATTATAGCAGACGAAATGCAAAATGCGACACCATCTCAAATGAAGATGTTATTAACACGCATTGGCGAGAATTCTAAAATTATTGTAACAGGAGACTTAGCACAACACGACCGTGGATTCGAAGACAACGGTCTTAAAAATTTCGTAAAACTACTAGAACAAAGAGGTAGTGATATAATTGGAGTTGTCAGCTTTACCAAAGGTGATGTTGAACGACATGTCGCTGTTACTGAAGTTCTAACTATTTACGGAGACGAAGAATAATTTAACTGTTGACAATAATGTCAACTATATCTGCCCAATTGCCTGCCATTATTATTCCGTCCATTAAGACTTCATTTTTATTATGATCGTGTTTTAATAGAATACTTTTTAATCCTATTTTTGCACCACTTTCTGCATTTTCGAGTTTGTCCTCGATCCAAAATGCATCACTTCCGACATATGGAGCTAGTGCTTCATCTTTATCAGCACCTGTATCCAAACATAATACTTCTTTAAATGTACCTTTACCAAATACATTTTCTAAGTTGTACTTCCTTAAACGTATTGCTTTCTTATCTAAACTTAAACTAGTAATACAATGAAACCTATATCCATGCTCGTATAATTTAGCAACACCGCTTCGTGCATCACGGAATGCTTTTAAATAACCCATCCATGCACTTTCATTAAATATTTTAATTAACTGTTTGCCTTCGGACTTTTCAAATCCGTACTGCTGGCTTATATCGTACATTCCATGTGCTACTTTAACATGTCCATGTGATTCCATCCATTTATGAAATGCACTTTCCCAATCTAGTAGTACACCATCGCAATCTGTAAGTATAATTTTATCTTTCAACTTTAATCCTCTTTTTTCTAACATTATGTGTATATTATAGCAAGAGTTCTTGCTTTTGTCAACCTATTTCATGTCAATTAGGTCTTGATATTCCCAAACTGCTTTCTCAAATTCACCTGGCCATCCACCATATACTCCCATCTCTAAACTGTTTTTCATCCAAAGTAGACTTTTATCTTTGCCTTCAAAGGATTTATTTCGTTCTATCTTGTGTAAGTATTCTGGTGTTAGTCCATGCAGTGTAGTTAAATCATGCATATCAATATTTGGGGAGAACTTCATTTTAACTATCATTGCTTGTTCATCAGTCATTACAACTGTATCGTTTTTGCCTTTGATAGTAACACTCCAGACTTTTGTCATTAACGCCTCATTTGTGCAATTTCAACTGCTTGTTCTTTTTGATCTTCAAAGATAGGTACCATATTACTTTTATGCATTGTAGCAATGCCTAGTAACTTACGCTCACCTGTGTATTGCATTGGTTCTTTGCGTGTGCCATTACCAATGACATTGTTACTAAGACTTGGATAGTTTTGTGTTTCACGTACCTTTGGAGGTTCATATGCTTGGCGTCTTGTTGTAGTTTTTGGTGCTTTGTATGTACCACTTACATATGCAACAAAGTCTTCAAACTTTGCAAATTGTGCCGCATGTATATGCCGCCTACGACAATCTTTATTGTGTTGTCGCCATTGTACTTTTAGTTTTTCTAGTTTTGCTGGACTCAAAGCCTTTTTGCTTTTCTTACGACTGTATTGAGTAGTGGACATTTCTGGTCCTAGAAGATGCATTGTCATATTTACGCTCCATAGTAAATTTGTTACATTTACATTATAGCGTAAATTATGCTATTTGTCAAGTAAAGTAATGGTCATAAGTGCTATAAACCCAGTCACCTAATTGCTTATTGTAATCATATAGGTACATATTTCTATACTTGTCTGTTTCTATTGTTCTTCTTACAAACTTTCTAACCGCATCACGATCTGCTTGTGGTTTTGATAAATTTAAATAAGCATCGTCAATTGTTCTTTGTAATCTTTGCGAACTTATCTGATCTACAACTTTATAGTTTTTTAATTTTTTTAATTCTTCTTGTCTCATTTCTAACGGTAATACATCTGTTCTAAATACTCTTGGACTTAGTAATTGTCTTGAATTATTACTAGCACCGCATTCTATAGCTAAATTATTAAGTTGCAGTATAGTATCAAAATTATATGCTTGTATACTAGCATTTAATGAAAAATTAAACCAACTACTATTTACTTGTGCAAAATACTTTAAATCAGCTAATACTTTTTCCATTTCTGCCCAAGTAAATACTCCTGCACTACGCATATATTCAAACATAGTACTAGGTGCATCTAAACTTAAATCAAGTTCAAAACTTTTTAATGTTTCAAAACTTTGTAATCTGTCTAAATCTAACTTTGATCCATTTGTTGTAACAACTAAATCTGTCTCAAATGATTTATCATGTTGATCTAATATGCCTACAAGATCATAAACATTATTATCTATAAAAGGTTCACCGCCTGTTATCCAAATACTTGTTACACTATCTAACTTACTTGGATCATTTCGCAAAGTATCATTTATAAAATTTCTATTTTTAATTAAGTTATTATCGAGTTTAGATTTAGGAACAATGTTATCAATGGCTGCTAAATGTTTATGTTCTGGTATAAGACTATTACTAAACAAAGGACTACACATTCTACATTTAAAATTACAGATATTACTGTAATTAATAAACATATGATTTACTGGATTTCCTGTTACTTGTGGATTATTATATCCTTCTTGACTTTTAAAATCATGTGGGTTACGCAATAGCCATTTTTGTCTTTGACTAATATTTCCATGTTGTTCTTTTTTATAACAGGTTTCACACCCTGTTTTATCCCACTTGCCGTCAAGCATATCTTGACGTAGTTTTTTCATTTGTTCGCTATCATAACTTTCACCCATTGGAGTGTCACTCATCATACAACGAGTAAATGCACCTGTGGGGTGAAAGCTAATAGCGTTAAATGGAATTGGACACCAAGTATCGCTATGTTTATTAACTGGCTTAGTGGTTTTATCCATTATTATTTAAATAAGATTCCTAGTGTGTTGGGTCCTGCAATACCATCCGGTGTTAATCCTCTAAGAGATTGCCAGCCTTTAAGTTTTGCTTCTGTACCTTTTCCAAAGATACCATCTGCAGTAAGTCCAAGTGTTTCTTGTAATTTTGCTACAGTTGGGCCTCGAGATCCAAGACGCACTGTTTCAAACGTTTCACGTGGAGTATAATGTCCACCTAAAACTTCTAAAGCATGTGCGTAATGTTTTTTGCGATCTTCTAGCCCGATAGTTCCACCATTAATACGTTTTGTCATACCAGTTATATCCTGAGCATCGCAATACTTATTAATGTTATTTGTATCCCAAAACCAGCATGCACTTGCTAAAGCTCCAATAGGACTGCGAACAAACTCTGTGGCTTCTTCTGCACTCATATCTTCTGCCTTACCAAATTGTGTATAATTGTATTTACCAGTTAGTTGAAGAATACCACCACCTCTAAAGCGCCAGCCATCCCCACTATCAGTGTCACCATTATCCATACGATTTGCATAAATTATGTTAGCAATCTTTTCAGGTTGCCTATGATAATCTTTTGCATCTCGTCCTGCTCGTTTAAAATACTTTGGAAAAATCTTATCCAGTGCTTCAGCACTGTAGTTTAGATTCTCTGTTAGAACGGTATATCCAGCCGATTCATGAGATGTTTGGGCAATAAACCCTGCAACTCTATCAACTGTATTGATATTCCATTTGGGCAAAACTCTTTGCATTGCGTCATGCCATAAAAGGCCATTAACACGTGGCAGTAGTTCTGCGACTTGCTCTACTTTAAAATCAAATTGCATTAAACTTATTCGCTTTTAAGCAATGTCCAAGCACCATATACAATGGCTGCCCAGGCTAATAAGTTAACTGGAATAATTGCACTAAAGAAAAGTGTAATAACTCCTACGGCAATTAGAGCGCCGCCATCCCAAGATGTACGTTCGCTTAGTCTATCTTTAATCCATTCAATCATATTGATCTCCTTTTTATATTATATAGTCTATTGTGAGAATCTTCTCACATTGTAATATAGCAGATTCATAGGAATCTCCTAGTGATATTACTATATTATTTATTAGTTTACACTGGAATAGTGCATGTGTCAAGTATTTATTATAGTATTCCGTTGTGCTTTACATGATGTAAAGGTAGTACTTTACCATCTTTATCCACAATTATTTCACCATCTATGCTACCTGCCATCATTTGTTTACCACTTTTTGATACAAATAAGGTAGGTTTTATTACAATTCCATCTATGCAACGTTTATAATCTTTAGGTTTTAATACACTACTTGCTGGTTTAAATCCCATAATTATTTACCTTGACCTTTATATTTTTTATAAGAACGCTTTTTGCTTTTGTTCATAGAACTAAATTTTGTTCGTGAATGTGTATTTCCTATACTTGTCTTTTTTGGTTGTGATTCGTGTGCTATAAAATTTTTGTATAATTTCATAACCCTCCATCGTTAAGACTACTAATGCAATCTTTTTGATAGTTATTTATCAAACTAAGAATTGGTGGTCCCGGTAGGATTCGAACCTACGGTCAACCCGTTATGAGCGGGCGGCTTTAACCACTAAGCTACAAGACCGAATTTGGCATAGGTGGAGGGATTCGAACCCCCATTTACGGTTTTGGAGACCGTCGTGTTGCCATTATCACCACACCCATATTTTGGTGCTCACACCCGGAGTCGAACCGGGACGCCATAAGCGACAGATTTTAAGTCTGTTGTGTCTACCTATTCCACCATGCGAGCAAATTGGCGTCCCCTACAGGATTCGAACCTGTGACCTACGGCTTAGAAGGCCGTTGCTCTATCCAGCTGAGCTAAGGAGACCAAAACTGTTTAAATTTGTATTGGTTCCTTTGCTGTAATTAAATACATTTTTTGGAGTATTGCATCTAGATTTGATGCAGTTAGATATCCAGCGACTGTGTCGCCTTCTGTTGTGATGCCTGGGAGTTCACATAGTTTTTCTTCTTCTGTTCCCCAGTCTTTAAACACACCTACTTCGTACATGCCTGATTTTCCACCATATGACATGTCATTACAGATTATGCTTAGTTTATATTTGCCAAAGTCAATAATTGCCTGCTTACCGTTTACGTGAGGCTTACCTTGGTCTAACATTTTTATGTCTTTGAATCGCATTTTACTTCTCTATTACGTCTAGTTGTTTTTCAAGTTCTTCTATATATTGTTCGAGCGTATCAATTGTGGTATAAAGGTGTCCAGTAGCACTTGGCTTGATACGGCTTTTGAACACCTCTATTAATTCTTTTGAAACTTCTATTTTATTAGTTATTTCGCTAAACTCTACCATTATTTTAATCCAAATAGTTCTTCAAAGGCCTGTGCTGCTGTTTGTTTTTCTTTGCTTTGTTTACTAATTGGTTCTTCTAAATAAGGTTGTTTAACTGTATTTACATAATCAATTTCTTCCAAAATTTCTATACGTTCCTTAACTTTTTTAAGTGCCATACGGATTTCTTGGCTGTTCTCTTTTTTGTTCATTTCATCTTTGATGATTTCCACAATTTGTCTACTACTAATCATATCCGCTCTTCCTTGTTTTAGTGTTATTAGTATAACACAATAGTCACATCACTGTCAACTATTTTTTATCTTATATATACTGTTTAGTCTTATACTAAATTAGTAATATACTATGTTTATGAAATCAATTATTTCCAACAACAATATATACATTATACGATAAACGGATAATTAAGTCAATACCTAATTTAATTTTTTTGGCGGACCCGAGAGGATTCGAACCTCTGGCCTTTGGTTCCGCAAACCAACGCTCTATCCAACTGAGCTACGGGTCCATTCATTAATATATAACATTTAACCCTATTAGTCAACCATAAAAAAAGGCCGCATAAAGCGACCTTTTTAACCTACTTTTGTTAAATTTAAAACTTAACTGTAAGTCCTACACTAACTTCTTTATCCGTAGATTCCCAATCACTGTTAAGTGAATTAGTTAATTTAGCGTTCAATGAAGTACTAGTACCTAACGCAACTTTTGTACCAAAAGTCATTGTTGGTGTTACTTTATCAATACTTGTGAAGTCACCTTCTACTGATTTTAACAAATAGTTAACTTCAGCATATGGGGCAATAAGACCTAAGTCCATTTTACCACCAACAGTTGGAGTGAAATGCATTTCTGATTTAGTAAATGTATCTCCCCAATTGTATTCAACTTCGCCATCAACGTATGTTCCTACTGGACCTACGTTTACGATATCCATAGTTCTTCCAGCAGAAAGGCTATAATCACGGTTAGTTCCGTTATCACTTACTCCTGCTCCAAAGTCTAAAGCTCTGCCCATTGTATAAACATCAATTGATCTTGATGTGTCGTTAGTTGACAAAGAAATACCCATAGTTGCCGATTCGGCTGCCATTGAGATAGATGTATTGTCATAGTTATCGGCTTGTGCCGTACCAGTTAAAGCGACAAGTAAAGCCGCTGCAATTATAGTCTTTTTCATAATTATTCCTATTATTTTTATTTTTATACTAAAATATATTAATTATAATCTAGTGCAAGTTGAATTCTGTTGCCAGGCTCAACTTGCAAAACCCCTACGTGCTTAGTTAAACTAAGCCGCTAATGCCATTTCTGGCGAATAATTGTCATTTGCAATTATAAATTTTCTTCGCGATAACGGTGCTTAGATCCCGATAACTCCGCTTACCTATTAACACCCAGTCGATCCTAGTTCAGCCCCATCATAAACACACCCATGCAGTGATTCAATATCTCATCTAAATGTGTTTATGGTGGAGCTGCTCGGTACTGCCCCGAGGTCCTGAAATGCGTTGAGTCAAGTTTCAACGTTATATGTTATTTATGATAACACAAAACTAAGTTATGTCAACCGGTTTTGCGTTTATTTTTTGTTTTTTATCGCCGTAATCTCTAACTGCGGCTTTTATGGCATCTTCTGCCAATACGCTACAGTGGATTTTTACTGGTGGTAATGCTAATTCTTCAACAATTGTTGTGTTTTTAATTTCCTGTGCTTCGTCTAGCGTCATACCTTTAAGCATGGTTGTTACCATACTTGAACTAGCAATTGCACTTCCACAACCGTATGTTTTAAATTTTGCATCTTCAATAATGCCATCTTCCGTGACTTTAATTTGCAAACGCATTACGTCACCACATGCAGGTGCGCCTACCATTCCAGTTCCGATATTATCTTCCTTGGGGTCAAACTTACCTACATTTCTTGGATTATTGTAATGGTCTAGCACTTTTTCGCTATATGCCATAATTTCTTCCTATATGAAATACTATTTATCTAACTTATACTCAAAATTCTGAGTAGTTGCATTATACTGTACTAACTTAGCACCGTTACTTATATGAAAATGTGCTGCCATTGGTGTTAATGGCGATAATGTAACTACTCGTTCAATATCTGTTTTTTCTATTATATGTTGCTTTAGTTTTGCTACTATTTCTTTACCTGCACCTCGTTTGCGTGACCATACAGTGTATGCAACCGCAATATTGGCGTTATCAAGTAAATGTGCATTTTGACTAATTAACCCAAGCTCTCTTTCACTTTGTGGTAAATCATTACAAAACGCTACACAGATAATACCTTCTATATTATCTTTGTATTTTAATCCATAAATTTTTCTACCATAACTTGTTCTAAATTCTAAGTCCAAGTTAGGTCTTACTGGATCTTCACTTACATCAATGTCAGTTAATTCTACTAATTCGCTAGAGTTAACCCACCTAAAGAAGTTATCAATTGATGATTTAAATATTTTCAATACTCACTCCTATAATGATGCAAAAACATTTTCTGGTGTTGTTTCACCATATGGATCTGGATCTTCTGCTGAACTATCAGGTTCAATAAACATTTTAAGAACTACACCGTTCTCAACAATCATTGCATAGCGTCTGCTACGCTTATTGAATCCTACGACACTCATGTCAATTAATTGACCCATACCTTCTGTAAATGTTCCATTACCGTCTGGTAGTACTTTAATATTTTTAAGATTGTTTGCATCACGCCATGCATTCATTACAAATGAATCATTAACACTTATACAATAAATGTCGCTTACTCCTACATCATAAAAATCTTGTGCTTTTTGTTCAAATCCAGGTAACTGGAATGTACTACACGTTGGTGTAAATGCACCGGGTAAACTAAACACTACTATTAACTTATCTTTAAATATTTCATCTGTAGTTAAAGTTGCCCACTTTGAAGGTACAATCTCACATGAATTTGTTTCACTGCTAGATTTGTCTTGTACTCGTACTTTAAATGTAACCGCTGGTACATTGCTATTTTCTTTGGTCATTGTAGACTCCTTTATTTCGTTAGTGTAATTATAGTATATTATATTGTATTTGTCAACAGTTTTAGTAGTATTTTAAATAAATCACATAAATAGTTATAGTATGTTAGAACAAGAAGCATTAGAATTTTCACAGTTTTTAGAACCACTAATAGGGCTGGGAATCACTGCGATAATAGTCCTATGGTTTAAAGAAGCTGTGGGTGACTTTGTAGCAAGTATACGTTGGAAGATGAAACCGGGTTTTGAGCCAGGTGATGTAGTATATTTGGACGGAGAAAAAGCCACTATTATCAGTATAGGTATGCGAGAAACTATATTTGAAATTGACAATGGTCGAGGTAAAGTATGGAGATATATCTATAATACCCGCATACCAACACATAGACTGGAGAAGGTAATTGGCAAAGCACACAAAAAATAACATAAATTGGAATCTAGCAGAATTATGTATAGATGTATCAAAGATAGTATATGAAGAAAAATCCGAAGTAGTTAAGTTTTTAAAAGATAATAAAATAAAACATTCTAGTGTTAAGTTTTTTGAAAACGAAAATGCACAAGGATACGGCATTGTTATGCATGACTATGTGATCGTTGCTTTTAGAGGTACTGAAGGCGCTCAAATAGGCGACTTAATAGCAGATATTAAGGCTTGGCCAGCAGGTGCTGATACAACAGGTACAGTACATTCTGGATTTAAGCATGAACTAGATAAACTATATCCTGAAATTATTAAGTGGTTAGGTAAAAAACTGACTACTAAAAAAATAGTAATTACTGGACATAGTTTGGGAGCTGCAATGGCAACTATATGTGCTAGTAGATTTCACCAATTGGGTGCAGATTTAGAATTATATACATATGGATCACCAAAAGTAGGTGATAGAATATGGGGCGAACAGTTTAAAGATATTGCGGCATATCGTTTTGTTAATAATAATGATCTTGTTACTAGAGTTCCATTCTTTGGATATTATAAACACGTTGGGCAAATAGAATATATTACATATGATGTACATATCAAAACCAAAGTAACATGGTGGCAACGATTTAAAGATAGAATGAAAGGAACTGGTAAAGCATTTAGTAAGTTTCAGTTCTTTGATGGATTATATGACCACTTTGGAAATCAATATATTAAAAAAATTAAGACTCGTAAATAACTTGGGTTGGATCTTCTCCACGTATCCATGTTCCATCTAACCGTTTTATAACACATTTATTTGCAAACTTTTTAACAGTTAATTCTAACTGTTCATCACTTCCTACTAAATCAGCTTTAACTATGTCATAACAAGGTGTTTTGTTTTTATCAAATGCAAGAATAATCATATGCTCAAGACCATTATGCCTCCAGTTGTAACCTATACGTGTATCTTCACCTTTTACGAATCCATCATAACGTATAATATCCCAAAATACAAACTTAATATTTTCTGAGTCTGCTTCTAATACTTTTTGATTATCAGTTTCTACGATGGTTATTCCATTGGCCACAACTGCATGACCGTCAAATACTGTACTATTGTTTTGTGCTAAATTAACAAATTGTTCGTCATATATATTCCAACCTTCAATATCATTACCTTCTTTATCTTTGTAACTTACTATGCCTTTATGTACAATTACATTAACTCGAAGTCCTCTACTAATAGGCTGTACTGCTGCTGGGTATTTGTGAAATGTTTTATAATCTGCTACAGTTGGTGTACTTAGTGGATACACCATAATTAATCCTGGCCATACTGCATTAATTGTTTCGGGTTCTAGTCCTAAGTCTAACTCTTGTTTTAGCAAACTAAGAAATAGTCCAGCATCACGTTCGTCTATGTGATTCATTGCCATTTGACAAGAAAAATTCTTTTCTTTTTCATCATATTTTTCATCTATGATGTCTGTTAGAAGATGTAAGAACTTTGTTAAACCCATACCAAATTGTTTGCCATGTCGTCTTGGAACAAAATCTTGCATTCCAAAATCAATCCATGGGTTATATGCTATAGTTATTATTCGTTTTAATATAGGTTCTTTATGATAGGTGTGCAGAAGCTCTAGTTTCTCATCCTGAGTACTAAAGTTCTGCAACTTTGTTATTATTTCTGATAATAGATGTACTTTACTCATACAGCTATTTATACAATTAAAACTCTACTTATTAATAAAGTCTAATTCTTCTTCAGTATAAGGCCACATTTAGTATGTCTTTCTATAAACTTTTTCGCCACGTGCAACTGATTTAATATCGCCTCTGCATAAGCCAATATCATTCAATTCAAAGTCGTTTAATTCTGACAAAGCCTGTTCAGTTGCTTTGCGACCTTGACTGCGTGTGTATGCACGTTTTACCCAACTTAGTTTATTTGCTATAGTATTAATCATTTTTATTATCCATGTATAAACTTTTTGCTTCTTCGTGAAACCCATCACGGTGCAACTGTGCGGCTGCTTTAGCACGTCCAACTGCTTCACCAAATCCCCAAAGTGCTAATAGCACTGTTAGAGTTGCGTTTTTAATCTTTTCACAAACTTCGCATGTTTGTTTATATATTAATGTTGCTGTCATTTTATTGTTACCCTTATCAAGTTCTTTAAATGGTAGCTTTTTGGGGCAGTACCATCGTGTTCTAGCATATAGTTGTAGGCATATTGCCAATCAGTACCATACTCTGTTTTCGCATATGTCATTAGGTTCTTGTTATAGGCCACACTTCGACGGCGACCGTTGAACAACCTTGACCATGCATTAAAAAATGTCGTAGTCATTTTATTCTCCGTTTATATTTTATGTGGATGTTTTTGGGAAAGCATCCGTTTTGCCAGTCTCTCCTGGCTGCTACCACGACACCTCATAATGTGTCGCTTGTAAGGCATGGGTTATGCCCTGGTCTTTCCCAGAGTCAGTTAGCGTGGCACTAACTGCCGCTCTTTTTTTCTGAGCCGAGGTCGCTCTGTACTACTTTGTACATGTAACTATAACACAACGTTGTGTCATTTTTATTACACATCTATTTATCTATAATACCGCAGAATCACTTACTTATCTGCTGCAAAGACGCTATGCGTGTACAACATAGCTAGAGTTTTGTTGTTGTGCTTTCGTATGTACGGTTAAATTGATTATTAACCATTACAAATGTTGCACATCTCATCAAGTGCTTTAATCTACTTGCACCTGCGTATGTACAAGTACTACGCAACCCACCTAGGATTGCTTGTACGGTGTATTGTACTTCACCTCTGTATGGAACTAATACTTCTCGTCCTTCGCTTGCACGATAGTCTTTTAGTCCACCAAAATGTTTTGTGTTGGCTGCATCACTGCTCATTCCATAAAATTGTACAAACTTTTTTTCTTCAATTTTACATTTCTGATTATCCAAGTGTTCGCCTACTTCGTATTCTAATTCGTTTGTTTTATAATGTTTGGTAATAATATTGCCGCCGCCTTCATCATGTCCTGCAAGCATTCCGCCTAGCATTACAAAATCGGCCCCGCCAGCAAATGCTTTAGCCACATCACCACTAGAGTTACAGCCCCCATCAGCGATAATATGTCCACCAAGTCCATGTGCCGCATCTGCACACTCAATGACTGCACTAAGTTGCGGATACCCGACTCCTGTTTGGATTCGTGTTGTACACACGCTTCCTGGTCCAATTCCGACTTTAACAATATCTGCTCCATTTAAAATTAACTCCTCTGTCATCTCTCCGGTAACCACGTTACCTGCTATAATTACTACATTCGGATATTGTTTTCTAAACTTTCTTACAAAGTTTCCAAAACGTTCACTGTATCCATTTGCTACATCAATGCAAACATACTTTAAATTACCTTTTGTCATTTTATATACTGCATTGAACTTTGCTGCGTCTGTATCAGTAATACCAATACTCATTGCTACATGTTCTTTTCTTAAATTTTTATCTTCTGGTGGTAATGTCCATTCTGCATAATCAAAGTATTCAATTAATTCACTTACTGCATATGTTTTAACCAAGCATGTAAACATTCTTTGTTGTGCAATTTTATCTGCTATTTGAAATGTTCCTACTCCATCCATATTAGCGGCTATAATTGGTACACCTTTATAATGTCTATATCCATCTAACGTATCACCTTCATAATTTCTAAAAGTAAATCCACGAGCTAAGTCTACATCCTTGCGTGAGCCTAATACACTACGCTTTGGTCTAATCAATACATCTGTATAATCTAGTTTAGTTTCTGTTTCAATTCTCATCTCTTTTATCCTTTATGTGCATGTAATCTAAATATTGCGAACACCATTCATAAAAAGCTCTATTTGTGTCTGGCCAAAGCTCAGCAAATACTGGGTCTTTTCTATGTTCTCTATATTCGTTTCTTACTTGATTCTCAGTCAGTGTTGCATACCCTTTTTCTTAAATCTGTTGTACTAAATCTGTGATCTCTTTTATTAAAGTGTAGATCAATATCTCGTCTTTTACAAATGTCTTTTCCTGTAAAATCTTTTTCTCTGTATTCTTCACCTAGTATCCGTACATCAATATGATACATTTCTAGGATATCTTCTAAATCTTTTTCTAATGCGTATGGAATAATTTCGTCTACATACTGTACTGCATTAAGTTGTGTATAACGTTCTACAACTGATTGTATTGGTGGATTTTTAGTATCTCTGTCAATACTTGGGTCCATCTGTAATCCACATATTAAATAATCGCATTGTTCTTTTGCTTCTCTTAACATTTGTACATGTCCTGCATGTAATAAATCAAATGTACTGCATGTAAATCCTATTTTCATAATACATATACCTTTTGTCTTATAGTTTCAATTAAGTTTCCTAATCCGTTTCTGCGTTGTTGTGTAAGTAGTTGTGCAATGTTTAAACTTTGAAAATCTTCGTGTTTGATTTGTTTTGCTTCATCAATCAGAATATCTGTAAAACAATCAGCAACAATACTAGTAATACCTTTAGTAATCATTGCATCACTGTCATAGTATACTTTTACTTTGTCTTCTACAACTCCTACATCAATCCAAATCTTTGACATACATCCACCTACAAGTCTATCATCTGTACGTAGTTCTTTAGGTAGTGTTGTTGACTTTTTTGCAAGTTCAACTAAATAGGCAAGTCTTTCTGTTCCATCTTCAAACATGTTTAAGTTATCTGCCCATTCATTTATTTTCATATTAATAATCCTTGAACAAAATTCATTGCGACTGCTGTACCTGTAATCGCACTACCAATCATAATGGCTCTATCACCCCAAGCCATTCCTACAAATATCCAACCAACACTACTAATCATATATGCTACTTGGCCCCAAAACACTAATCCTGCACTAATTAAAAATACACCGCAAACTGCAAAGGCCATTGCTGCCCATTTTACATACCAGTCAACTGTACCAACTGGTGTAGTAGGTGTTAAATCTTCTACCTCGGATTGTAATTCAGACAATTCTTTTTTAAGACGTTTACGCTCAGCACCCAGTTCCATTGCCAGTTTACCAGCTTTGGTCATCTGACTATCTTTGTACTCTTCTTTAACTTCTTGTCTTATTTCTTCTACTTTTGTCATTATAATCCTAAAATTCCGTATGCTTCATATGGAAGCCAGTGTGTTTTCATTCTTTCTGGATGCCATAATACAGTAATCATATTATCTAACTTCCAACTTTCACAACATCCATAATCATCTGTAGCTAAACATGTTGCACCAGCGGGTATAGTTTTTAAAATTTCTTCATGCCTACTGCATACTTCTACATTACTACCCTTATAGTTTACACTATGATTGATGTGATGTCTACCGTTTTTTTCTAAAGATCCGCCATGGGCAACTGTCAGAAACTGACAGCCTCTGCTAATTCCTAATATTGGCTTATTATATAGTTTTGCTAGATCTAACGTGTGTTTCTCAACTCGTAAACGATTTTCATTGTATTGCCAATTATCTGGCATCATACTATTGCCGCCTGTAAACACTACTAAGTCGCTATCGACTATTGTATCTGTTCTATAATGTTCTAAATGGTTTGGTATTGGTAACAATGTATGACCTGAAAACATTTCATAGAATCCATGATCTATGCTATCGTAAGGTCCGTTTCGAAATTCAATCACACGTTGCGTGATTGCTATTTTCATTTAATTGTTTATTCTGCTTTTTCTATTGTAACATCTAACGGATATTGACTTTGTCTTGCGTTAGTTATTGTTTCTACACATTTTTGTTCAGCTACTTCGTAACTGTATGTGCCTGCTATGCCTCGGCCTTTTTCGTGTACCTCAAGCATCACAGAGTTTGCCTGTTCTGTCGATCTATTAAAAATCGTCTGTAAGATATTTACTACAAACTCCTGCGGAGTAGAATCATCATTTAACAATACTACATTGTATCGTGATGGTGTTTTTAATTTAACAATATCTGCTACGCTACTTGTTGATGCTTGAGTCATTTTTTACCTTATATTAGTCGATGTTAATAGTACGTGGTTTCTTTTCGTCTGGAATATTTTGTTCCAATGTAACTACTAAGATACCATTATCTAGTTTTGACGATGTTACTTCTACATAATCAGCTAAACTAAATTCTTTTGTAAAGTTTCTAGTTCCAATGCCTTTGTGTAAATATTCAATCTCTTCCTCGATTGGTTTCTTTTCAGCATTAATTGAAAGTGTATTACCGTCTTGTTCGATTTTTATTTCGTCTTTGTTAAAACCTGCTACTGCTAGGCTAATTGAATAGCTAGTGTCACTTTCCTTTACAATATTGTAAGGTGGGTAACCGCCTGTGTTTGTTGCAAATGCATTTTGCATCTCATCAAACATACTATCAAATCCTATTGTAGTTTTATAAAAATCTGGAAGATTTAGTGTTGTTAATCTAGTCATATCTTTTCTCCTTATATTAAGCAAGATTATTTAGAACCCTTTCGGCGTTCTATGTATACGGTAGGAATCAGTCCTGTTGTATACATTGTTATTTATCTACATTTGTAGACAAATTCGGTTAAACGTATTAGTATAGCCTTTTCTTCTCTACAGAATCTTTGGCTATTTCTCTACGTCTTCTAGCTCGGCCTGCCGCCTCTGCTTTAAGTCTTTTTTCAGTATTACTAACAAAATATCTGCGTTCGCGTACTTCATTCATGAGTCCAGTTTTCATAACTAGCTTCTTAAGTTTTCTAATAGCTTGTTCTACATTGCCATTTCTAACTTCTACAGATAGTCCATTACCAAACTGAGGTTTGTCGTTACGTTTATTATTAGTTCTATTGTTGTTATAGTTTCCCATTTTTTCCTTCTATTTTTCTAGATACACGATTGTTCTGCGATGAGATTTGTTCATATTCTACTTCTAACAAGTATGCAAATGTATTTAGCAACTCTCTTGCAAGATCTTGCCTTCCACGTTCTCTACCACGTAAAACAACTGTAACTGTTACTTTGTTATTTTTATCCAAAAATTTACGAGCTGCTTTAGCCTTAGTTTCTAAATCATGCGAATCAATATTTAGTCCCATACGTATTTCTTTGGTCTCTACAACGCTTTCACGTTGTTTCTTTTTAGCCAGTTTTTCTTTTTGCTTTAATGAGTACAAATGTTTGTTTAGATCAATTATTTTACAAACTGGTGGATCTGCCTTTTCAGCTATCAACACTAAATCTAAATACAGTGACTTTGCTTCATCTAAAGCATCTTTCAAAGACAGTACCTGGCTTTCACCGTCTGGAAAGTTTACTCTAACTTCTTTTGCTCTTATACGTTCGTTTGAGATTACAAACGGTCCTTTATTACGTTGTTTATATCCTTTATTTCTATTCTGCATTGTCACCTTTAATGTACTGTGGCTTAGCGTTTCTAGATATAACTTGTTCATTTATAATAATTTTACGTACTCCATTTTTATATAATTCTGGTAACTGATATTGCGTTTCTAATAGTGCTTGATCTAATATCTTGCGTAATCCTCTAGCACCTAATTCTTCTTCTATGGCAATATTAGCTATTTCTTCCAATGCTGTTATTGTAAACTCTATTTGTATTTTGTCAAGTAGAAAAAGCTCTTTTATTTGGTCTATAATACTATCAACAGGTTCAGTTAGTATGCGTACAAGATCGTTCTTATTTAAGGGGCTAAGGACGTTTACAGACGGTAATCTACCCACAAATTCGGGTATAAGTCCATATTTCACTAAATCACGTGTTTGTAAGTGCTTTTCCCACTGTTCTACATCGGCGTCTAAATCGTCGTTAAATCCTATCTTTGCTTTACCAAGCCTGTTAACCACAACATCTTGTAGGCCAACAAAGGCTCCACCTACTACAAATAGTATGTTACGGGTATCAATATCCACCTTCTCCGGGTTATGTTGCGGTTTGTTCGGAACCGGTACTATAGTACCTTCCATGAGCTTTAAAAGGCTCTGTTGCACACCTTCTCCAGATACGTCTCTGCTTAAACTAACATAGTCATTACGCTTTGCTTTTTTGTCAATTTCATCTACATATATAATACCATGTTCAGCACGTTCTTTTTTATGGTCTGCTGCCTGAAATAATTTGTGTATTAGAACTTCTGCATCGTCACCTGCATATCCACTTTCAGTAAGAACTGTTGCATCAGTGACTACCATTGGTACTCCTAAAAAATCTGCAAGTGTTTGAGCCATTAGTGTTTTACCAGTTCCTGTAGGTCCTGCTAATAATACATTGCTTTTTTGTAATTTTGTTTTTGTATTTGATGATATTCTTTTATAATGATTATATATTGCTACACTCAAAGTCTTTTTTGCACGATCTTGACTAATTACATGCTTGTTTAGATCGTTATGTATTTGTCTAGGGGTAAGTACTTCGAGTTTTTTACTGCGATCTTTTTGTATAGCATTTGTTGTAGCATCTTTAACAATACCATAACAAAGCACCACACAGTCACTACATATGTGGGTGCCATTCTCACCCGCTAGTAGTTTTTTTACTTGCGTTGTGTCTTTATTACAAAAATTACATATGGTGTTACTAGGATTCATTAAAATATTCTGGGCTCATTTGTAGTTTTATATAGTTGTTTATATCAGCTAATGATCTCACAACTAGATTAGTGCCTGTAGCATTTATTAATTTTACAGTTTCTCTTCTCTTATATTTATCGCTGTAAAATAGGACAGTATTTTCTTCTTCTTTTGACTTTAAAAGTCCTGCCATTATGTCTTCCCATGCACAAGTATCTACGTCAATGATCATAAAATCACATGTTTTAGATACATTCCACATCCATGGTAATGTTTCTGAATTTGTTTTTTTGTTTTGAACAAGAAATACAATGCTTGTTGCTATAAATTTTTCAAATAATTCTTTTACTGGTATAATTAGTTCGTTGTTAGTACTTGAAATAAGAATACTTATTCCATGTTCTGTCATATAAAGGTCTGGGGGTGTTACAGTGTAACTACTGTTATCAATTTTCATTTAATTTTTCTTTTGTTGTTGTAATTTTTTTGATATGTCGTTGAGGTCGTATTGTAGTTGTTCAATGAGATACTTTCTATTTCCATGTTTATCAATTGTATATTCCTTACCTTTTGAATCAACATGGATTATATCTTCTTCATGTACTTCATTTTGAACAACAGGTTTTTTGGTAGACTTGTTGTCCTTTTTAGTACCCAAATCATTTTTCTTAATACTGGCGACATTTTTGGTATCTGTACTAATTTCATTTTTTTTGGGTTCTTTTTTTGGCTCATATATTTCCTTTATTGGTTTGCGTAATCCTAATCCAGATATTCCTGCAAGAACAAGTACAACTGCTAAAGGATCAAATACAAATACAAGTACTAGTATAACATATCTTACTGTTTCTTCCAAGACATTTCTGGTTGGATCTTGACCATAAATTAGTTCTGCAATATATTTTACAGGTCCAACTTCTGCTTCTAGTTTTCTACTTTCACCTTCTAGTGTATATTTTGTAGTGTAAAGTGATTCCAACTTGTCTTCAGAATCAGTAATTAAATTACGTTGTGAAGTAATTAACGCTGAATTATCTTCTTGTTGTCCTTGTCCAAGTTGTGCTCTTAACCTAGTAATTAATGCATTAGAGTCTGCAATCTGTTGCTCTGCTAACATTCTAATTCTTTTAATCTCAGCTCTAGCATCTTTGATAACAGAATTATCAAATTCTTCTCTAACTTTATTTAGCTGATAACCTGCTAGTCCTTTTGCTTTATTATTATCTTCTTTAAATTTCTTTAATGCTTCTCTAGTATTCCAACCAAGTATACCATCTTGTCTAACACCCAATAGTCCTTGCATTTTTTCAATCTCGCCATTAACAGAATACTCATCCATTAATGCTAGTTTTTTAATAATGTTAGCTAATTCTGTTTCAAACGGTGCTATAGCATTTGCTTTAGATTTAGTTTCTGCAACTATAATTGCATTCTGTTCGTCTATTGATGGTTGTACACCTGTGTATGCGTTTTCAATTCTTTGTTGCTCTATACGTATTTTATCTTGTATTCCATCATCTAAAGAAACATCAACTGCTTCTAATTTAATAATTTTATCTTCTGATTTGGTAATAATTAATTTATTTCTTACTATGCTTTCTTCAATTCGTTCAATTTGGGCAACGTTCTCACTAGCCGCACTAGTTTGTTCAATGTGTGCTTTTGATAAAAATCCAAAGATACCCATGCTCGTAATAAACATAAGCATAACGACGGCTATAGTGAGATACGTCTTAATTAAAAATGGAGCTGATTTCCAGTTCATGTGCAACCAAACAGCTGATGTTAGCTTGCCTACTTCTAGCACAGACCCCATGATAATAATCGGTATTACAGCACTAGCAAAAATAGCCACAAGTCCAACAATGCTGTAGTAGGCCGCCACAGCACTTATAGATAAGGCTACAAATATTGTCCAGATGCTGAATAACTTCATATTATTTCCCGATGTTATAACGCACTGCTAGTCCCTCAGAGACTAACAATTCGTTTATACAAATCTCGTTACTTTTATTATCAGTAACATATATATTGCCAAGTATACGACCATACTTTCCACGTTTGTTAAGCATAGTTTCTACTTTAAATTCTTTTGTTAATAAATCCATAAGGCGTTGCTTTACGTCAAGCCCTTTTTGTTTAATTTCTGTATTCGTTGATCTACTGTCAGGAGTATCAATTCCATACAATTTTAATCGTTGTTTGATTATAATATCAAAACCTAGATCGATTTCAATGTCCAAAGTATCACCGTTTATTACTCTTACTAATTTTGCTTTATATGTATACATAAAATTCCTTATCTAATATAAAAACAGTTAATATTTGAACTGCTTAATATTTATGCTATTTTTGGTGGTACTTAAATACTATGTTTTAGTATTCTTGGCTAACCATGCCTTGGCGGCTCTTTTAGATGGAGGATCATTTAAAAACTTTTGTACTTCTCTATATACCGTATCAAAGTTTTCTTTACGATCGGGGTCTTCTAACCCACCACTGTTGTCTATTACGTGGAACTTTGCAGCTCCAAAGACTTGTTGGAATTTCATTATATTTTGTTGTACACGTTGCCACATAATCTTTACCATATCATTTGATAATACTCTGGTTCTTTGTAGATTACGTTCTTGTGCTACCTCTTCACTTGTGTTAACAAATAACATCATAGTGTCGTATCCTAACTGCCCCAATTGGGATTTAGCTTGTGATACTTTAGATACATCTTTACCTGTGCCATCAATAACTAAACCTAGACGACCATCTAAATATAAGTCTTCTCTTGTTTTAGTAATCTCTTTAGCACGGCTACGGAGTTCTTGTCCTTTATCGCTTCCAATAACATCAGGGTCACTTAAATCAATATTGTGTTTTTTAGCAAGATACTCATAGACGTCATCACTATTAAGAGGTCTTAAACCGCCGCCAGTTAATAGTTTCTGAGCCACATAGCTTTTACCCGAACCAGGACCACCTGCTAGGAATACTGCTTTAAATATGTGAGGATCGTTTGGACCTTCGAGTACTTGTTCTGTTTCTAATATATCGTGTATCTTCATACTATTATTTATGCAAATACAGTATTACAATTATATTATGCTTTTCGAACAATAACCTTATCTGCTAGGCCAAAATCTACGGCTTCTTGTGCTGACATAAAATTATCACGTTCCATAGCTGATGCCAATTCTTCATATGTTTTACCTACACTATTATGTTTAACATAAATTTCTGTTAGGTTCTTTTTCATTTTAAGAATCTCTTCAACTTGAATTTGCATATCAGTTGCTTGTCCGCCTGCACCACCGCTTGGTTGGTGAATCATTGTACGTGAATTTGGCAATACTAAACGTTTGCCCGGCTCACCTGCCATAGCAAGGAAACTACCCATGCTACATGCTTGACCCATTACAATTGTGCTTACTGGAGATTTAATAAATTGCATTGTGTCATATATACCTAGTCCCGAAGTTACTGCACCACCTGGACTATTAATGTAAAAATTAATATCTTCTGCACTATTTTGTGATTCCAAAAATAGCATTTGTGCAACTACTAAATTTGCTGTATGGTCGTTAACTTCTCCGTTAAGCATTACAATACGATCTTTAAGCAAACGACTGTAAATGTCGTATGCACGTTCGCCTCTGCCTGTTGTCTCAATTACTGTTGGTATTAACATATTATCTCCTATTTATATCTTACTTGTAAATCCATAATTATACTATACCTATCTCCTAGGTCTTCTTGTGGATTATGTTGCATTCCATGATATGTCGGGATCCACCCGCTTTGTTCTGCATGTTCTCCATGCATCCATAACATTTTATTCTCTGCTAGTTCTGTAATCATATCTCGTTCTTTTGTTTTAGTATTTTCTGCCCAAAACTCTGAATAGTTTTCACCTAAGTGTAACCCACCTAATGTTTCATCGCAATGATGTTGGCCAAATCGTTTAGAATTATGTTTTCTATGTTCTGTACGATTTTTTTCTGTAGCACTAGGAGTATTATACTTGATAATCATTAATTTGTAAAGAACTAATTTCTCCCATTGATCTGCTTGATCTGAGTAGTTTTCATACAAGTAATGTTCTGCCACTGATTTAAAATCTTTATGCATTTCTATAAAATAACTAAATTCTTCTGGTGCAGGGGAAGTAAGTTCTTCCTCGGTCCATTGATAAAAATATACTTTACTTCTTTGTACAGTTTCATCAGATTTAATATTATCATTGTCCCATCCAAATGACTCTGGACCTGCTATAAAATCTTGATCCCACCCAATAGCATTTCCTGAATGTAGATTTGAATAAATCTTATTAGGGATATCGTTGTCGCTCCATTCTTCAAGCTCATGTTTAGTATTATGTTTTTTAAAAAAATCTAAATCAATTTTATCATGTAGTTTCTTAGACATTTCCCATCGGTCTGCATATTTTGTAGACAACAATGTAGAATCAGCAAGTGGCCATTTACCTGCTTGCTGATAATCTTGTAATTGTTCTAAAGTGAATAGTTTATGTGTTGGTGTTGTTTCCATTTGGTACCTTCTGTATTTCTTGTATACCAGTTGATTTGTCTTCGACTATTTTAATATAGCCTCCGTTTTCAAGTAGTTGTAGAGTCGATTCCATACCTTCATTTACGCCCTGTCTATATCCAGTTCGTTGACTAAAGTATGCACAGGCCATTGTAAAAATGCCCAATATAATCATTAAATCTAATCCTATCATAATACTATTTACCTCCGTTAACTACACCAACTGCTATAGGATATAAAGGATGCAAATGTACTTTATCCATAACATTAATAAGGTGTGCTTTTTCTTTTAAGAATACTTTAGCAAAACTTGGATCATTTGCTTCAATATCATCACTGTTGTCTATGAGATCTGCAAGTTTAACAATTTGTGCTTCGTAACTTGCATGACTCAAACGCTCTGCGTCAATTGCCTTACGCTTTGCACGGTTTCCATCTTCTGGCTTGCTAGTATCAGTAAGCTCAACAACCAACTTGTGGATCTTCCAACCAAACTCCTCTGCAATCATTTCACTGGTTACATATGTATCTTCCAACACGTCATGCAACAATGCGGCCGCTATCATTTCGTTTGTGCCATCGTAATCAGCAACAATTTTAGATACTCTACGTGGGTGAACTATGTAGTCCACTCCACTGTATTTGCGTTTTTGTCCAATTGCGGCATGAGCCACACTAGCGAACAAATCTGCTTTTTGAATAACGTCCATTTTTATTTCCTATTTTAAGTAATGAGGACCAGTCCATGCGATGGAATAATCATCATCAAAAATGTTTCCTCTTGCACTGTTTAGTGCAGGTGCTTGCCAACCAGCTGCTTTAAGAATATCGCCTTTCTTAAATGCTTTACCGTTTGACGTTACAAAATCATCATTGGCAATAAAACCCCAAACACCATTATCTCTAATGATCTTTGTATATTTTTTACCAGCTTTAACAGTTATACTATCATCAAACTTATCAACAGTTTCTTTAAAGTAACCTGACAGTTCTTCTGTACCACCTTTAGTAGTCCATCTAATGTAATCTGCTTTAATTTTACCTTTTAATGTTTCTATTTGTGTTTGCATTTTTATCTCCTTTTTTATTAACTATACATATAGTATACGATAAGATGTCTTGGTTGTCAACCTTTATAGCCATAAAAAAACCCTTGAAAAACAAGGGTTTTTAAATTAATTTAAATTAATCTTGCCTAATTCCATGCCCATAGTCAATAATTACTGGAAAACGTGGAACTCCGTCTGGTGTTAAATCAAAGTATCTACAAGTAGCCCAATTTGGCATACCTTTTGCAGTATTAAGCATTTCCCACAATTCTTTTAATTGTGCTTGTTGACCTCTAACTCCACTACCAAATTCTTTGCCATCTTTATCACGTAAAATAAAACGTTTAGCATATCCACTCCAATTACCTTTACCTTCTAGTACTTGGATAACATCAAATTCTTCAGTTTTAAACTCTTTACGTTTTAGCAAATTCTTGCTACGTTTGTTATCATATGTTGCATCATTACGCACCATTTGACCTTCATAGCCTTGTTCCATGTATTCACTGTACAATGCATCTAGTTGATCTTGTGATTCACAGTAATCAGTTTTTACAATTTTTACATAATCGTTATTTGTCCAATATGCTTGTTTAACACGATTAGTAAACTTCATGTCTGTTGCTGATTTATCATACATATCATAAACATGATATTCAACTAGAGTTTTTGCTTCAGCAATATCTTCTGGTGTGCTTTTTAACTTACGAACCAAACTTGTAATTTTATTGAAGTTTGCTTTTAGTTCATGATTGTAAAGTTCGCCATCTAAAATGTGATGTGGATTTTGTTCCATATAACCTTTTAATGATTCCCAAATATGAGGACAACTTGTAATAGGCTTACCAGCCCGTGTCCACATACCTCTACTATCAACCACACAACGAATTCCATCTAGCTTAGGTTGACTCCAACCTTCACTTTGTGGACGCTTAGTATAATCATGTGCAAGCATTGGCTTAAATTGTTCATAAGAGTCAACATCCCCTACGTTTTCAAAATACTCTTTTTCAGAACGCTTATCCCATAATGCCTGGGCTTCGGCCTGTGCTTGACTTAAACTTGTAGTTTCATTTACTTTACCAACATTTTTTGGAGTACTTAGATTCCATTCACTAATGACTTTTTGTCCATCAGTTAATCCACTAATAGTTCTTGTACCAGCTGAACCATTTTCTTCACCGTACTCTACTTCCCACATACGAATCTTGCCAGTTGTATCACGTTTAAATAGAGTTGGTAATTTAATTAAGTTTTTCATTTGTACTCCTAGTTAGTTTTCTTAAAAGTGTTCCGGCAGTTGTCATCCAAAAATTATATGCCCAACTGTCTTTGGGATTTTGTTTTGCAGTACGAACACAATTATCAATTCTGTGTTCGTACAATTTTATAGTTGCTTGGTCCAACTTAGTCTAACCTCGAACCAGCATATGCTTTAAAACCAAACGATTCAAATACATCAGCTGCCGCTTCTGCACCTGCTTCTTTAACATCAACGTTTTGCACGTTAACTCCAGCAGGGTTCCAAATTTGGTGTGACCCACTGTATGATTTTTCAATACCAGCGGCCTTCATTGCACGACCTAGTTTAGTATTACCTTTAATACCGTGAATGTTAACCCATGCAAATCCACACGGATAATTGTCTTTGCCATCTAGTTTTTCAACAAGATAATCACCAGCGGCCTCATATGCTGCCTTTTTAGCTTGAGCAACAATTGTTTTAATTTCATTTACATCATAGTCTAAATTCATATTATTCTCCAGTAGTTAAGTTTTTATTGTTTATACTTATAGTATACAGTAAGATGTCTTACTTGTCAACCTTTTTTCCATCTAAATTCATCTGAAGTCCAGTCTGGATCTTCATAATTTAGCATGTCTTCGCCTGTGTCAATGTCTGTATCTTCATATGGTACACATTCTTCTACTTTTACTGTATCACCTGAGTCTTCAAAATTATGATCACATGCATAAACTTCTGCATCACCTAAACAACCATCTTGCCATTCAATTCTATCAATTCCACCGTGTTCAATAACTTTATTCTCGGCTTCGTCTTTTGAATCAGCAATTACATCATATTCAACCCACGCAGAAAAGTATTTTTTAACTCTAAATTTCTGCTTTCCTATATCTTGGTGTGGATTGTCTTTTTTGTATTCTATCATTGTTTCCTTTCTTAAAATAAACTTTCGTATGCATTTTCATTAATATAAGATGCTGTTTCATCTAGTTCGCTAAACGCTTCTAGTTCAACATCAGTTAGTGGCGTACCATCTAACTTTTCTGCACTTTCTACATATGCATCACAGAAATCTGGATAGTCGTTCATATCAACCCCACCTAGTTCTATGTTTGTTACTTCTTTAAATTTTATTGCTGTTTTCATATTACGCTCCTGTGTAATTATAAGGTTTATTCCACTTACCAACACTAACATGAGTGTAATAAGCAGTATCAAAATAGTCAGTCATTGCATCTGAATTATCATACCAAGCTCTACCACCTTCTGCTAAAGCAGGAGCAGTTTTCATAATTTTAACAATGTCTGTGAATAACTGTTTGTGTTTTCCATAATATTCTGGGTAGTATTCGTTAATTTGTGAATGCCCATCAAACTTATGAACTTGTCCATTATATTTGTCTGTGCTATCCATACTTCCATCGTAGAAGTCAACATTACCGGATACAATTGAAACATCAACACTTGAATAGTGCTGGCGTCTTACACTAAATTTTAGTGATTTACCAAACTTCTCTTTTAGTGCTTTTCTAATTTCTGCTACTTCGTTTGTTCTAATATATGCCATCTTTATTAACTCCTTTTTTTATTAACTATACTTATAGTATACAGTAAGATGTCTTACTTGTCAACCGTTAGAGCATAAAAAAGCCATAAAAAAACCCTTGTAAAACAAGGGTTTATAAGTTTTTTAATTATTTTTTTAATTAATCCCAATGCATTTTGTTGTTTTTTTGGTGAAAATACGTATTTTCTAAGGATTCCATGTCTTTTACTGAGAATCTAAAACTATATCTATTAAAGTTAATACCTACAAAATCTGCCGGTGCACATTCGGGTCTAGGAGTACATTCACTGTGATACCACCATATTTTATTATTATCTATATCTCTTATATTTCCTTCTACACCATCTTCTTCTTTCCAATGAGCTAAAATATATTCAAAATCTTCCTGTTTGAATTCTCTGTTAATAACCACATAATCAGTTATTTTAAATGAAAGTTTTACTCTTTGTTTATCTTTAAAAAGATATACTTTAAATGGGTCTGAAAATAGTACTACGTTATTATCGTCTTTTATTGTAGGCATCTGTTAATTCCTTGGCTAGTGCTCGATCTATTTCTTGATGAGATTGAAAGTCGTCGTAATATTTGTGTATCCACTCTTGATCTGGTGCTTCAATTCCTACACTATCCCATAGCGTCTTTAATCCAGTTATTGTTGACCATTGGCTTTGATATAATGAAATATCACCGTGATTGTATGGCTCTGTTTCATTATATATTCCGTTGTTGAACTTCTTTTTAGCTATAAAGTTATCAACAATCGTTTCTATTCCTGGCCAACTATGATCATCATCGCTGTAATTAGCGTTTCTATCATCTTCCATCAAGTAATTATATTCACGTGCTGCCCAACTAACAATATCTCCGTCCCAATTATCAACTGATGTTTTGATTAATAATACTGGTAAGTTTCTACTCCATTTCCAAATATCTTGATAATTTTGTGCATGTAGCAAAACTGATATGCTTTTATCTTTAATTAAATTTAATAATCCATCTAATTGCTCTGTAGATATTTCCATAGTATTTCTAACATTATAGTTATACCATTCTCTATCTTCATCTGAAATATTCCAGTAATCATCATGTACACGAATTTTACCCAATTGACCTGGTTCGTGATCTATTTCTTTTCCATCTAACTCATATGTTGCCCAATGTTCGCCTGCTTGGCTTTCACCATGTAGCATAGGGCTGTTATTAAGCAAGTATGGAACTTCCATTTGACTTAAACAACTGTGACTACATATTAAATACAATGTGTTCATTTTATTCCTTTTATTCTCTTCCTTTGTTCAATAGCTTGTTTGAGGTCTACTAAATATTCACCTTCTATCATATTTATGATAGTTTCAGTAACTCCTATTTCGTGTTGTAACATTCCTAGTCTAAGCATTAACTTATTAAGTTCTTCTGTGTAAAACTCAAGTTCTTTTTGTTTGCGTTCTTTTTCATCGTAAAGATCGCTGATGTTAATAATAAATTTTTTATCTCCACTATTGTGACCAAATAAGTCTGACATACAAAACTCCTTTTAGTATTACATAAAAAATATGTCCGCTGGCACTGTCCTATAGTAAACTCTGAACATTTACTGGGCCAAAGTATTTTTTACTTACTAGTATTTAGCAGTAAAAATACTATAACCAATTTTATAGTCTATATTTTGTGCTTTAAAGTTAGTAGCAGAGTGCAATTTTCCCATGTCAAACGTAATAGCATCTCCCGGTTGCCATCTTACAATTGATTCAACTGTAAGCCCATGTAAAGATTCGTATGGAAGGTGAGTCAAATATTCGTTATAAATTTGTTTATTAAATGGTTTATTTGTAATATTTACAATATCACTATAATCTGTTAAAGGTTTATTATAATAAGTTTCTGGTAATTTAGGAAATCCTTTGAAACATTTAATAGGCCCGTCTAAATAGTATTGGTCAAATACTATAAAGTTAGTAGGCTTGGATATTTCTAAAGGAATTACTACTGTTTTATATATGTCATATATTTTCTCATAATAATCATCATTGTGTACCATATGTGGCTTTTCTACTTTAAATATATTACTGGCAGCTACTAGACTTTCGCCAATTAGATTATTAACAAATTTCTGTACAGGCTCAAACCATTCTTCGTAACCATCTCTATCTGGACTATAATTCATTACAACTGGTCCTGTACTCTTTTTTATATGTTCTGTATTGCGAAATTGATTAAGTAAGTAATCAATAAAACCTTGATTTACAATATTTTTATGTAATGTTGCACTTTCGTACCTATCAGTAATTGTTTTCCTTTGTGCGGCTGTTCTCATTATAAAGATGTCCTTTGTGTTTCTATATCGTGCCTAGCTGTGTTTTCCATCACTCCACATTGTTGAATACACAAGTCACATGGATTATTATCATCTAATCCATTTTTTAAATCTGTCCACCATTGGTGACTCATAATTTTACTTAAACTATGTTTATCTATTTCATTCCATCCTTTTTCATATGGAGTAAAGTATGCTTCTTCTAATAACGATAAGTTTAACTTATCATATGAAGCTGAACTAAACATACAACAAGGATATATGTATCCTTCTGGTCTTACAAAAATAGCTTCTTTACTAAAGCATTGATCATCAACGTATGTATAACTATTAACCATTTGTTGCAATTCTTTTTTGTGCATGTCATGTAATAAAGATTGGTCATTTAAACTTTTTTTGCTTTTTGGTAAAAACTCTTTCTTATTAAAATTAGTTTTAGCATTTAACATTAATGTGTCTAAATCTCCGCTAAAAATATTTTGTCTTGTATTAAAACTTTTACATCCTATTTTTTTTGCAAATTTTCTTGCTTCTTCTACTTGATGTTTATTCCACGGAAATACTACCATTTGCCATGTTGGAATTCCGCCACTTTTTATAAATGCACGTAAGTTTTCCATTATCTTGTTCCATTGTACTCCAATACGATAAATGTGATTTGTATCTTCTAATCCATCTATACTAAATTGGAAATCATACCATTTTGTAGTGCTTAATAATTTACCTAACTTTTCATAATAGTCAGGATTTTTTAATCCTCCATTAGTATGTATATTAAAACTTGCGTTTGGTTTTAACTTTATAGATACTTCTAATAATTCTAAAAAGTTTGGATGAGCAAGTGGATCACCTGCGGTACCTATAAATTCTATTAATACGTTATCGTCAACACACGGATCAGAAAGTATCTTTATTATATTTTCAGTACTTAAATGTTTATTAAAATCAACTAATGGATTTAGATATAATGCATTGTTATCATCTGATTGAAACCTAACACATACAGGACAAAAACTATTACATGTTGTTGTGTTTTCAAATTCTATAACTTTAACTGACTTATATCTCATTAATTGTTAACCTACAAATGCTTTCTCTACTACATATTCACCAGGTGTTTTACTGTCGCCTTCTGTAAATCCTTGATCTTCTAAGTACTTAATTAGTTCTTCATTCATTGGCATTGAACCGCATATCATTACTCTGTCGTGCATTGGTGATAAATCTACTAGTCCTAATTTCTTTTGAACATCACCATTATACATTGCAGTTGTTACACGACCTGTATTTTCGTAATCTTCACGTGTGCAAGTAAAGTATGTTTTAAGTTTACCTTCTGTTACTTGACTGTATATTTCATCGCCGTTTAACCCGTCTATGAGCTCTTTAAACGCTAGTTCCTTGGCTATTCTAGTACCCCATACTACAATAACATTATCATAGTGTTCATACGTGTCTACGCCGCGTATAATACTCATAAAAGGGGCGATTCCTGTTCCAGTAGCCAGTAAGTAGAGATTGCGTCCAGGCTTTAAATTTGCGTGTACTAGCGTGCCTACTGCTTTAGGATTAATTAGTATTTCATCACCTACTTTAACATGTTGTAGCTTACTTGTAAGTGGTCCGTCTTGTACTTTGATACTATAAAATTCTAGTGTTTCTTGATGGTTAGGACTTGCTACTGAATAAGCTCTCATTATAGGTTTATTCTTTTGTAGTTTTTCTGACCAGTTGTCTAAACCAATCATCATAAACTCACCATCTCTAAACCTTACACTACTATCTCGAGTAGTTGTAATATGAAATAATGTGTCTGTGTAATGTGTTACTGATAAAACTGTTTCTTTGTGTGCTGCCATGCTTATTATTTCCTATTATAATACAATTATTTATTAGAAACCAAGGAAACTATAACCAATTAATAACACCTCGTATTGCCAATGCTAGATACATTAATTCCATTAATGCTCTTGGAATGTCTTTGTCTTTGTAACCCATGTATAGCCATATACTACAACTAAAACAGGCTACTCCCCAACCTATGTATTGATATTCAACTTCACCGCCGCTTAACAAGTATGCACTCATCATTGCTAGTACAAAGCCTAACCAACGCATTCCGTCGATATCTTTATAGTATCTAATCTTCATGTACTTCCTTTCTGTTGGTACTCCGTAGGGGAGTCGAACCCCTCTTTTCGGGATGAAAACCCGATGTCCTAACCGATAGACGAACGGAGCATTTGGCGGGAGTGAAGGGACTCGAACCCTCGGCCCCCTGCGTGACAGGCAGGTGCTCTAACCAACTGAGCTACACCCCCCAAATACAGATTATATTATAAACTATTTTTTGCTAGTTGTCAAGCAACAGTTAAATTTACATAATAATGGAGGATTGTCACTTTCCCATCCCTCATTAAAAATGTATGTTTTGTATATATCGTGATTTATTATTTCTTTTAGTGTATTGTGTTCCAAATGATTCCAATTTGGATTATCTTTTAATAATTTTTCTATTTTTTCATCGTTAAATAGTCTGGCTGATTCATCATTAACGTTACCATCTGAATCTTTATTATGCCTTTTATCCCATGCATTACTAAAATTACAGCAAGGCCAAACTCTTCCTTCTGAAGTAACTTCCCACATTCTTTGACTATTTTCAAAAGCAAAACATTTTATATTATACTTGCTCATTTTAATAATAGCCCATTTTCTTTAATTATTGCATCTGCTTTTATTTTTGATTCTGGCGTTATTAATCCAAATAATCTATCATTATATTTAAATACCATCTCGATGTTAATATCTTTTGCCAGTTTAGATGCTTCTAATAATTGATGATGATTCCATTCAAATATTATAAACCACCAATTACCACGTCCACTCGCTTTAATATAGCTAGTCATGTTGTCCATGGCTCGATGCCAATCAACACCTTCTCTATATTTCCAATTAACATCATGCGATGCTCCATCAATAGAAAAATTTATTTCTAAGCTATCGCCATACTTTTTTGCAATTTTTTCATACCAGTCAGGTGTACGTAGGCCACCATTAGTTGATATTCGAACTTCCGGTGTAAACTCTAATGCAGTTTCTATAAAGTTATCAATTTGAGGATGCATCATTGGATCACCAAATTCTCCACAAAATTCAATTTCATTAAGATTTACATCAGGAGAATTGTTAAGTGTATTCTTAAATACATTTAGATCCATGTGCTTTAACTCGAGCCAGGATTCTTTCTCTCCTGTTTCTAAGTTAGTTCTAGCACAACTACGGCATTTTGCTTGGCAATATGTTGTTATTGCAAAGTCTATTTGATTAGAATAATCATTCACACCAGGATTCTTTTTTGTCACCATAATATTCACGTGCAAATCCATTGTCAATGAGCATATGTCTTAGACTATTCCCGTCAATAATAATATCACCTAATACTCGCCCACCAAACTTATCCCATTTGTAAATGGCTACTTGTATGGTATTAGCGTTGTTTAATTGATCTTTTGTAAATTGGCTTGCTTGTTCGCCCCATGCTGCTTCAGATTCGCATTCTGCTCTCCAACTCTTTTCAGGTGTGTCAACACCATAAACACGAATGCTTAGTTCTTGTTTAAGTGGCTCTGGCAAAAAGTCTGCTCTAAAGGCTACAGTATCTCCATCAATTACTCTAGTTATCTCAAAGTCGTAAACGACCATATCAACTTCTTTTCCTGAAGATTTTCTTTCTGAAGCTAAACTTGTGTTTGCAAAAAGGAATCCTAACATTAGCATTCCTATTACTATTAAACCTCTACCTATATTTCTATTCATAATTTAATTTCCTTTGTAGTATTTATTAGATAATTCTTCGTAGGATTTACAAACAATTTTATAACGCTCTTTGTATAGTAATGCCGCATCATCTAATGCTTTGCTATTTTTAATACCTAAATAATCAAGTATAACATCAGTATTGTTAAACCATTCTATATCAACTAACAAATGATCTACATTATTATCAGTCATTGATTTTATTGCATTTTGCTCTGCGTTAAAATCATCAGTTTTATGTTTTTCCTTAAACAATCTTTCTATTGAATAATCTAATGTAAATTTACTTTTATTTTCTGCTAACATATTATGCAAATCCCAATGTGCAAAATTAAGTTGCCACATGTATTGCAATTTACCATTATGAAAGTCTGCTATACATTGATCATGATAATCTCTATACCAAGTTTCTTTCCAGTCATCTAAAACTTTGCCAGCCATTAGTTTATGATCTTCCCACCATATTTTACTATGGTCGTTAATTTCATCAATAGTTAGTTTAATAAATGCGTACTGTGTTATATAAAACATAGCATCATCATTTGTAGTTGACTTAGCAAATAAAAGTTTATCACCTAAAGGTACTGAATTGGGATATCTTGTACAACCAAAATAGTTGCTCCACACTGGATACTGATATCCTACAATGGGATCTTCATCATTGCCCCAATGTCCTTTCATAGCATTAAAGTATCTAGATGTACAATCAACTATTCCATTTATTGCTTCTTTATTTTCCATTTCTCTAAGACTTTCTTGGTGAATGTCATATGCATCAGCATCAATATCTTCATTTCGTATTTCTTGTACAATACTACCAATTTGCTCGCCATTACAAATAGGTGCCATACCTTGATATAATTGTGGACCAAAACGTTTATCTTGTGCAAGCCACCAATGTATAGCTGGTGCATGTGCATTTACAGTTTGATATATTGCTATGTTCATAGGTATTTTGAAAATGTATCTGCGTATAATTGCTTTTTGCGTTTATACAATTTCATATAATCAATTCTAAACTTTTTTAATCTAAAAGAACTTTCTATTTCTAAATAATCAATTATATTCTCATAATCTTCAAACCAATTGTCACCTACTACCAGATAGTCTACTTCTGAATTAGCATATGCAAACAATGTATCTGTAAAATCTTCTTTTTGCTTATCAAATAATCTAGCATGGTCATCTGCATCAACTAACGTTATATCATCTTTACCCTTTGCTAGTTGATCCATTAAATCATGGTGTGCAAAATTAAGTTGCCACATGTATTTTAATTTTCCATCAGTAAATGCTTGCTTAAAGGTTTTAGAATACTTATTATCCCATACTTCTTTCCAGTGTTCAATGTTATGTTCGTTTGCCCAATTAGTTGTTTGTTGTTCAACATCTGTTATAGATTCTAACCATGCAAATGCGTATTGACTGATGTAAAAAAATAATTGCTCTTCTGGACTATTATCAACAAGAATAGTCTTGTCTGCTTTAATAATGTTATCTGGATTATTTAAATTACCTGTATAATTACTCCATACAATATGCTCATATTCGTTTCTTATATCATCAAAAGGAGACATAACATTAATGATATCTTTTGATGGTTCGTCTAATAATTGAATTGATTGTGTATGTAAATTATGATGTTTTGATTGTTCATTTTCAATAACAATAGCACCTACATGATGCCCGCTTGGTGTACAGTAACCTGTATTAAAATCATATACTTCAGGTCCTATATTAGTTTCTTGCGAAAGCCACCAGTGTATAGCTGGTGCACTTCCTGTGTCATTTTGATAAATTGCTATGTCCATAAATTATTTCCTAGTTAGTGAAAACCCAGCACTAAGGCTGGGTTAAATTTTGGTGGAGGATAGCAGGATCGAACTGCTGACCTTCTGGATGCAAACCAGACGCTCTCCCAGCTGAGCTAATCCCCCTGTTTAAAATACTTAGTAAGCATTTCTTTGCGATCATGTGCTGATGCCATTTTATCAAGTTCAACTTGAATGGATTCCATTACATCACTGTGTTCGCCTATACCTGCAGGGTTAGTTAAATAAACTTCAACATTCATTTTATGTAATTGAATTTCACTGTCTGCGTGTTGTATAGCTGTTGTTAACATCTCATTTCTAAGTTTCATTTATATATCTTTCTTTTTTATTCTTTTATATGTATGTCCGATTGCAACATGTTTCAGTTGGGCGTCCTGTGCCTCTCTCTCGTATTATTCTTTATTTTCTTTTTTATATGGTGCCGATTCACAGATTCGAACTGCGGACCTACTGATTACAAATCAGTTGCTCTACCAACTGAGCTAAACCGGCATAGGATTAACTACTACTTTATTTATGATGTTGATAGTTGCTCTTGTATTTTTTCAACTTTTAATAATACATCTGGTCCGAGTGTTGATTCATCAATTATTTCAGCAGTATCATCTTCCCATTCATGGGCTAGATCTTTTATATACGAATTAAAGATTGCATCTTTATCGTAATAATCATGTCCCATTATTGTAATTCTGGAAACATTTGCTTTATATAATTTCTTACAATAACGTTAGTGTCGTTGTCTACAGATTCTAATGAAATAGATTTAATACCTTTTTCTTTAACTTCATTTTTCGCTAATTGTAATAATTCACGCTTATTGAGTCTTTGTATCTGTGTTAAATTAACTGCGTTGCTTGTAAGAGCACTTAGTACATAATTGCCTACATCAAGTTCACTCATAGGAACTTCAATCTTAGCTTTAATGCGTTTTATTCCATCTTTGTATTCTGTTGCTCTCATTTTTTTACCATGTTAATATATTTAATTGTTTTATAATAAGGTTTTACGCTTATTAAGTACTACTATACTAGTAAGATAAGGTTTTGTCAACCGAAATGTCTTGTTTTTTGGGATTTACCAGGAAGATAATGAAGCTCTAAGCCAAATAGCAGTAGTTCCGTCATAATCTGCATTAGCTATGTATATATAACTACTATCAGTCGCAATATCGCCTTTTTTATCGCCAGTTTTGCCTATCGAACTGTTAGGTACTGCTTTTATAGAATTAGATATATTTAAATTTGTTGTTGTAGCTGGTGGTGACGTAATTACTGTTCCACTTTCTGCTAACCCAATTATACCAGGTTGTGTTGTATTTGCTACCTCACTACCTGTACTAGATTGTGCTACTGTTCGTATATTGCGTTCTGTGTAACCAGTTATTCTATTACAATGATCATATACTGGCTCTCGCTCTGATAGAGGTACACTTGGGTCACCAGTATTTTGTAATTTTGCTAATATTTCTGGTTCAAGTAAGTAGAAGAAAATATCATTGCCTTCTGCATCTACTGGATACCCTTTTAAACTATTGTATAATGATTGTATACTACTTGCATATTGTTGACTTTTTGCTAGTGTTAAGTTTGGATCAACTGCCATGCCAACACCAGTATGTACTCTGTCATTTGGTGCAAATATACTACCACCTGATACTTCTGTACCTGCAAAATTATTCTCAAATTTTACAAGATTTTCTATATCTCTTTTAAATGCATTTAGGTCACTTATAATACCTGCCTTCAATGATGCTGGCATTCCAAGAAGATTATTAAAATTATCACCTAATTGTTTTAATAATCCACCTGTAAATAAATCTGGTGAAAAGTTTCCATCAGTTCCAATACATCCACCTATATTGCTATCTGATATAGTACCTAATGTATCGAGAATATCCTTACCAGCACCTAAAAAACTTCCCATTGAATCTTTTAATACATTTGGAATAGCACGTGGTACTACAGGTGTTCCACAGAAATTAATCATATTTGCAATTGCGGCAAATTCTGCCACCGCGGCATTTAGTCTGCCTAACGCATTATCAATATTAGTGTGAGCAATAAATTCATCAAGGGCTTTTTCAGCCTCTTCTAATGCCTCTTTTAAATCTTCTAAGCCTGCAGGAATCTCAGGTATTAATCTACCTAAGTTTATTTTTAGGCATATTTGTAAATTTGGCAGTTTTATGCCGTTTCCAGCTAATAGCATACATATAATTTCTTTTAAGCTGTATGCTTGTGTTTGAGGGGTTACAGTGCCTGTTTCTGGATCAATATCAAACTTACCAGTAGGTAAGTCTACTTTAGTAGAATTAAGATAATCACTAGCATCTTTTAAATCATTTACAAAATCACTCATATTATTGACCTATGTATACATTTGGGCTACCTGATGTAGCATCTGGCCCACAATGTGCGCCTCCTGGAATAGGACAAAGGCTATCTGGACTTGCCGAGTTGCCGTTAAGTACAACTAACTTACTTCCAACAAATACATTTTTACATGATGCATTTAAGTTGCCGCCGCCATGACTATTTGGATCACCGTCAACGCTGATTGGTTGATTGTTTACATACACATTTTTATGTGCTACTGCATTTGTAGTTGCACCGCAACTACGCGAGTCTCCATTTTTATGAACTTGTGGCACTTGCTATTGCTATTCCTGTACTTTGTTTAATATACATATCGCTGGCATCTTTTGCTGACTTAACTACGCATATAACATTATTTATCTTTAACTTTACTTTAGTATCCGGTGCAATTGTAAACATATATGGCGCCAATGCCATTCCGTTTTGTGCTGCGATTAAGATATAAGGTTTAGCAACTGTAACTACATCTTCGTTTTCATCTTCAAAACGTGCAATCATTTCTTCACCTGAAGAAAGTTTGATACTTATTACATCACCTACTTTGTATTGTGCTTCTATTAACATATATTATCCTTTATAGTGAATGTCCAGTTCCATTGTAGTTTGTATCTTCAATGTACTTGACTAATTGATCGTACCCACCTATTTTGTTGCCACTGACAACAATCTGTGGAAATGTTCTGGCAGTTGGAAACTCTTCTACCATAACTTCTCTTGTGAAATCTTTATCTAACTGCTTATATTCAAATTCTAAACCTCTAGATTCGCATAACTTTTTAGCGGCGTCACAATAACCGCATTGTGTTTTTCCATAAATTGTAATCATAAACTCATCCCTGAAAATGTATCTTCACTTACATCTTTTTTCACACCGCCGATAATATAAGAACTAATCTCTGTTTCTTGTGGTGCTACTTGTACTTCTGCTCCACTAATCCATTTTTGTGTCCATGGTAGTGGGTTTGCTTGTGAAGTTGTATAAGGACACTTCATACCTAGTGCTATCATACGTTTACAACAAATCCATTCAATGTAATCGCTCAACAACTGTGCATTAAGACCAATCATTGATCCATCCTTAAACAAATAATTTGCCCATTCTTTTTCTTGCTCAACTGCATCAACAAACATTTGTGTTACTTCGTCTTTGCATTCTTCTGCAATCTTTACAAAGTCTGGGTCTTCTTTTGTTAACACTTTTGTTAACAAATACTGTGTACTTGCTAAGTGTACGTTTTCGTCACGGGCAATAAACTTAATAATCTTAGCATTGCCTTCCATCTTTTTAAGTTCTGCAAATGCCCAAGAGCATGCGAAACTTACATAGAAGCGAATTCCTTCTAAAATATTAACACTGTTTAATGTTAACCAAATCTTTTTCTTTAATTCATATTCATCTACTTCAACTGTTTTACCATTTACTTTGTGTTTACCTGTTCCTAACAATTGATAGTATTGTGATAGTTCAATAAGCTCATCATAGTATTTTGAGATATCATCACCACAGTCGGTAATTTCTTTACTGTCTGTTAGTTCGTCAAATACTATAGTAGGATTAGAATAAATGTTACGAATAATGTGTGTGTATGAACGTGAGTGAATTGTTTCACTAAATGTCCAAGTCATAATCCAATTCTCTAGTTCTGGTAAACTAGTAATAGGACCAAATGCTTCTACTGGTGCTCTACCTTGTACACTGTCTAAAAGAATTTGTCTTTTAAGATTACTTGTAAAGATATGCTGTTCATGTTCAGTAAGATGCTTAAAGTCTTGAGAATCTTTACTAACATCTACTTCTTCGGGGCGCCAAAAGAAACCCAACTGTTTATCAGTTAGTTTATCAAATTGCTTATATTTTACAGTATCATATCTTTGAAAGCCTAAACGACCATCTAAAAATGCGTTTGCTTCGGTGTGGTATTTTTCATTCTTTGTATTTAAAATTGTCATTCATGTGTTTCCTTAAATTGTGCAACTTTCACAGTAGTCGTCATACTCATCATCTGATCCAAAACTATCTCTTCCTAATAGTGCTTCTTTATTTTTCTTGTCAAAGTCAATTTCGCCTTGACCGTCGAATGTATTAAAATAATACAATTGCTTGCCACCATACTTGTAAAACATTACAAGATGCTGTAACATAACACTCATTGGTATCTTTTCTTCTTCATAAAATTCTGGGTTATAGCTTGTATTAACACTGATACCTTGATCAATATACTTTTGTAATACTGCCATAATTTTTAAATAACCTTCTGGACTACGTTGGTCCCACAGTAGGTCATATTTGTTCTTTAAGCGTGGATAACCAGGAACCACTTGCTTGAGTACACCGTGTTTACTTTGTTTAACACTAACAAATGCACGTGGTGGTTCAATACCGTTTGTGCTATTACTAATTTGTGCTGATGTTTCAGCAGGCATAAGTGCCATTAATGTTGAATTACGTATACCTGTTTCTTTAAGTTGTTTACGTAATCCTTTCCAGTCTTGACGTTCTTTGTGAGGTACTAGCTCATCTAATTCTTTTTTGTATGTTTGATTAGGAGTAATTCCATCACCGTATTTTGTTTCATATATACCGTCAATGTTTCCTTTATCAATAGCCAAATCTGCACTTGCTTTAATTAAGTAATAACTCCAGGCCTCTGCCCATTCGTCAACTAATGCTAAACCTTTTTTATCAATGTCTTGATAGTTTAAATCATGCTTTGCTAACCAAAATGCAAAGTTAATAATACCAACACCCAATGGGCGTCTTTTCATTGTGCTTAATTCAGCAGCCAATACTGGATAGTTTTGATAATCCAATAGTTCATCTAATCCACGCACTGCAAGTCTGCATACTCGTTCAAAGTCTACCGGAGATTTAATATTACCCCAATTGATTGCACTTAATGTACATAAACTAATTTCACCCTGTTCGTCACTGAAAAAAGATAATGGTTTAGTAGGCAAGTTAATCTCACAACATAAATTACTTTGTTTAACGGGTGCTACTTCTGGTTTAAACGCTCCATGTGTATTTGCATGATCCACATTCATTAAGTAAATGCGTCCTGTATTTTTGCGTTCTTCCATAAACTGTCCAAATAGTTCTGCCGCTGGCATAACTTTCTTTCGTGTTACTGTACGCTCTGCTTCTTCATATAATTCTTTAAATTTGTCTTGATCGTCAAAAAAGGCCTCATATAGACCCGGTACATCACTTGGTGAAAATAAACTAATATCTCCGCCTGTGAGTAGACGCTCGTACATAAGTTTATTAAACTGTACTCCATAGTCCATGTGTCTTACACGATTGTCTTCTGTACCTTTGTTGTTTTTTAATACAAGTAATTCTTCTGCTTCCATATGCCAAATAGGATAATATAGTGTTGCGGCTCCGCCTCTAACTCCACCTTGTGAGCAGGATTTAACTGAGCTTTGAAATAGTTTAAAAAATGGAATAACACCTGTATGTGATGCGTCACCATTTCTAATTGGACTTCCTATTGAACGAATACTTCCTGCACCAATTCCAATACCTGCTTTTTGACTTACATATTTTACAATAGCACTAGAAGTTGCGTTAATACTATCAAGACTATCATCGGTTTCAATAAGAACACAACTAGAAAATTGTCTTTGTGGTGTTCTGAGGCCTGCCATAATAGGAGTAGGCAAACTAATGTCAAAGTTACTGATAGCGTCATAATATTCCTTTACATATTTTAATCTTGTTTCTTTTGGATAATTAGCAAATAGTGTTGCGGCTATCATCATGTATGCAACTTGTGGTGTTTCAAAGATTTCACCCGTAACACGATTTTGTACTAAGTACTTTCCACGAAACTGTTCCATGCCAACATATGTAATGTTTTCATCTCTGTCGTGTTTAATATAACTGTTTAATGTATCAATTTCATCTTCGCTATAAACGGAGAAAAAACTTTTGTCGTAATAACCTAAGTCAACATTTTTGCGGGCAATATCTTTAAGATGAGGAGGTTCAAAAGATTGATAAACTATCTTTCTCAAATGATAGTTAATTAATCTACCTGCTACCCATTGATAATTTGGAGTTTCTTCGCTAATAAGATCAGCTGCCGCTTTAATTAGTGTCTCTTGAATATTTGCACTTTCAATTCCGTTATAGAATTGTAAATGACTTTTTAATTCTACTTGACTTGCACTTACGCCTGTTACATCGTTACATGCATAAAATACTACTTTATGCATTTTCTCTAGATCTAATTCTTCGCGAGATCCATCACGCTTTACTATTGTTATATCTTTACTCATTCATCATCCAATTTCTTTCGTTTATAGTTTTTTTAAAAACTATTTTACCAAGGTACTTACATCTATGTTAGTAAGTACATTGAATTCATTCATTACTTCTGTTGTGTCTATACTATCATAATTATAGTTTAAAATATACATATTGTCAACTAAAACTATTAACTTTATTTCATTGTTTTCCACATTTTGTACATGTAATATTCTACAAGGAATATCACTGTAATGCAGAGTATATGCTATGCACAAACCTACAACATTTTCATCGTAGTGATTTGTATTTAGCAAGTCCCAAGGGTTAGGCCATGTTTTGTGATCATACGGATCAATGACTCTAGTTCCTATAGGTGTAGTTTTCCAAAAATTATTTACAACTATTAATTGTTTTTTTCTTTCTGAAAATCCTACTATTTCTTTTCTTAATTCTCTCCACCTGCGAAGTCTAGGTTTCAGCGGTAATTGCCATGTGTCTTTCATTTAATTACTTAAATGATTTTTGAACGTATGTAAATGTGTGTGCGTTTACCGTATCTGTTGTTTTAAAATTAAGTATAAATTTATCTGTGCCGTTATCAGTTAAACTGAATTCAACTGGAATAGACCCTGTACTAATATCGTATTCATCTTTAATAGAACTTGTTGAAGGTACTCCAGATGCATTATCAAGTAGCATGGTTAATGTACCACGTCTTGATGCTGAACTTGTGCTTAAAGTATAATCAATTGTTACACTTTCTTTATTCTCACATAAAAATTCCACGCCTGTTGCTTGTACTACACCAGATGCGGTTGCAGTAAATGTAAGCGTCTGTGTTGGGTTTACAAATGCTTCTGCTACATAACCTACTTCTTTATTATACCAAAGACTAAATGTATCTCCATTTACTGGAAGTCTTGTAGTAACTGTATCAGCGGCTGTTAATGGATGTGTGAATGTTGCTTTTTGATCGGAAAATGTAATGTTGGCACCTGAAATTTCTGTAACTGCATTTGTTATTGAGTCAGTTACAGTAATACCATACAATAAATCACTGGTTGTAATTTCGTCTAAATCAACAGGAACACCTGCTGCTGACATAAATTCTACTATTGCAATTGTTGTGGTACTATTAGTTATATCGCACGAACCTACTACTGGTTCTTGCCCAATAAATGTTTTTTGGATATCTGTTGCTAATCCTAATTCACCTGGTAATAGTTGCGGTATAGCAGTAGACAATCCTTTTCTTGCTGTCATTCTTGCGGTAATTGTTGCCATGTTATTTCTTCCTTATGTTAATGTATTTATGATAAGCGATAGAATTTTTCTAACCTTTGAGCCCATTTCATTTCCCAATCTTTGAAATCTTCCGGGTCACTTTCAAACAGTTGCCATTGACAATCGCCACTACACATAAAGATAGCAATACGGCTAATATCAGTGCCATACATCTCGTTGTGTGCGTTTGCGTATGCGGCTCCTTGTAGGAAATAATCATCAATCCATTCACGCTTTTTAGGTTTATTTGTTTGCTTAAAGTCCATAATAGTAGCTTCGCCTTTGTATACTCCAACTAAATCTGTTGTGCCTGCATACAATTCTTTTGCTACTAAGTTTACTTCTGTACCCCATATTTCATCAACATCATTTTCAATGTTATCCACAACCACTTGCGCCATTGCCTTGGCTTGTTGATGTACTATGTTGTTTCCTGGGTTATATGTTTCGTATTCACCTAATGCCCAATGTTCTAATATATTGTGCATAACTGTTCCGCGATTAGCGGCAGTTGTAGTAATACGTTGTGCTTCTTCTGTACCAACACGCTTGCGCCAGTTAGCTAATGCTTGACGCTTTTCTGCTGGTTGTGTAGCACTTAATATTGTTGTTACACTTGGAACAGGATCGCCCCAAGGGTTT